CAACGGGTGCACAATTCCCTGAATAGTATATTTCATACGAAATAAAAAAAAAGAGGTAGGCTTTGGTCTACCTTTTTTACTGTATATAATATTTATATAAAAAGAAAAGGATATAAATGCCATACGATATTAATTCATCTAATTTAGAAGGCTTTGTTAACGGCGCGGATTCACCTGACGGTCAAGGAGTATTTCCAGGATCATTACAGGATTTTGGAACAGAAAATGAATTTTATAATGCTGCATATTCATGGGAACCAAAATATACAAATCGTTTCATCATGAGTATCGGAACAGATTTAATTCCTGCATTTTTAATTAAAGCTTCTGCAAAACCATCTGCAGCAAATGGAGAAATAGCATTAGATCATATTAATGTACAAAGATATGTAAAAGGTAAAACAGTTTGGAATAATATAGGTATTTCTATCTATGATGCTATTATTCCAAGTGCAGCACAAAAAGCTATGGAATGGTTCCGTTTGCACCATGAATCAGCAACAGGTAGAGATGGATATTCATCAATGTATAAACAAGATGTAACACTTCAGCAATTATCTGGATTAGGTGAAGTGGTTGAAGAATGGACATTAAAAGGAACATATTTAGCAGATGTTAATTTTGGTTCATTAGATTGGGGTACAACTGATGCTGTAATGATTTCGGCAACATTAAGATATGACTGGGCATTCTTGAATTTCTAAAAATATACAAATTATATAAGTATTACAATGGGAGTTTCGGCTCCCATTTTTACTGATCTTATATTTATAATAAAGTTATAATAAGGAAAGTATGTCAAAAGTATCAACGCGAGTTTCAAACAACAATTTAATTGAATTAGCCAAACAAAATTACGAAAAAACACAAACTTCGAAAATACCTGGAGTCATTGTTCATTTACCTAGTGGCGGTAAAGTATATCCAAAATCAAATCCATGTAGCGAAGGCATTGTAGAAATGCGACATATGACTGCATATGATGAAGATATTTTAACTAATGGGTCGTATATTAAAGAAGGTATAGTTTTTGATAAGTTAATAACATCATTGGTTATTACTCCTGGATTTAATGTCGACACATTGATAGAGGCAGATAAAGAATGGTTAATCATTTCAGCTCGTATAAGTGGATATGGAGCTGATTATCCGGTTACGGTTAAAGCGCCAAACGGTAAATCTATTTCAGAAACAGTAAATTTAAATAAATTAAGACCAGTGGCTTTTGAATTGGAATCAGATGAAAATGGCGAATTTGATTATAAAATAGATGATACTCATACTATTAAATATCGATATCTTCCAGCGTCTGTTTTAAATAATATTCCAACTGATTCTACTATAAGTTATTTTTTAACCCAATCGATTCGATCTATAAATGAAAACAGAAATCCTGATTTCATACAAAATTTTATACGAGTGCAACTAACTCCGATTGAATCTAGAAAATTTAGAACACATATAAGACAAACTCAACCTACATTAAATTTAACATACGAATTCTTTTATGAGACAACGGAAGGCGATATGGAGGCCTTCCAATCTACATTTCCAATTGGATCAGACTTTTTTTGGATTTAAACCAGCAGATCGTGTAATATTGCATGAAAATTTATTTGATTTAATATGGTATGGAGAAGGCCGATGGACATTTACAGATATATACAATATGCCGATTCCAATGCGCCGAATGTGGGTCAATAAACTAAACGAAAAGTTACAACCTAATAATTCAAGTAAATCTGCTTCGCAACCTAACATCGCAAAACCTCCTAAGTAAATATTTATAATAAAGATGTTTAGGCAAACATGAATATTAACCACGATAAAATATTAAAATTAAAATCCAATCGCATAAAATTAGGTTCTGGCTTAGATGATTTAGGCGACGCGGCTGAAGGATTTAGTAAAAATATATTAGATGCCGCTGCTAGTATCAACTCGCTTCAGGCTGGTATACAAGCAACTATCGGCATCAGTGAACGTGTATCCGTTGTATTAATGGAAGTAGCTAAAAATGCTACCGCTCTAGAACAACGATATTCTGCATTAAATACAATATTTGGGGTATCAAGTAAAAGTGCAGCCCAATTCGGGTATCAACTAGAAACAATATCTGCTGAGTTTAAGGTTGGAATTGAAACTACTACTGAGTATGCTAAAAATTTAAATACTATAGCAACCGGATTCGTTGGTGGAGATAAAGCAATAACTGGATATCGTAAAAACTTATTTGAAGCTCAGAAAATCATGGTTACCCAATTAGGGGTAACAGCTGAAGCTGCGGCTGGATATGAATTATATGCATCAACCATCGCTGAATCAGGAAAAGCTCAGTTAGATAATCAATTAAATATTGCAGCTGCAATTGAAGACTCAACCGGTCTAACTGGGACATATCGTGATTTGGTTGAAGATATTGGAAAGTTAACAGCTAATCTTCAATTGCAATTCGGCCGAATACCAGGATCATTAGAATTAGCAGTTTTAAAATCTAGAGCATTGGGGCTATCAATGTCTGATTTAAATAAAACTGGCGAAGCATTATTAAACATCGAACAGAGTGTTGGGAATGAATTAGAATACCAAGCATTAACCGGTCGTCGATTAGTTAATGATCAAGGCGAGAGTTTAACTAATTTGTATCGACAAGCACAATTCCGCGGTGAAGCAAATGAGATGGCAGACATAATGAATCAAATTCTTGAACAAGAAGGCGAACACCTAGAAACCAATTTTATGGCACGGCAGGCTATGTCTAAACTTTTTGGTATGGACGAATCCGTATTATCTCGTTCTATCCAAAAGAAAAATGTATTAGACAAAATGCAAGATGAATTGGGTCAGGACGTGTTTGCCATGACTCCAGATGAATTAATTGCTGCATCAGAACGGATGCAGGATAAACTCACCGATGACGAAAAAGAAGCAATTCGAGAACAACGTACAACCGATCAGCTAATATATGATGAAATTAAATCATTGAATAGTAATATTGTACAAGGAGTCTTGGGATCCGCATCAGGATCTGCTGCAGCAGTTGGCAGTACCCGATCGGATTTACAATCAGCAATGGGTAATATCGAGCAATTTCAAAAAGCAATTGCAGGTCCAAATTTTGCATCTTTTATCGGGGCAGCGCAGCAATTTGGAGTAGCATATAATCAAACAACTAAATTATTAGGTGAATTGGCAGATGTAGTACCAGGATTTAAAGCAATTACCGATGGTATTGCTGACATAGTAACAAGTTTACCGGTAGTTGGCGACACACTTGGTGCTATTGGTGATTTTATAGGTGGCTTGATTGACTCCCCCGGGGCAATGGCTGGAATTGGGAAATTTCCGACTACATTACCAAAACCAGGTCAGTCAACAGAGAAACTAGACGATGCCGTAATTCAATTTAATCCACAAGACAAATTCATGTCAATTGCAGGCGGAAATACCATGATTGCTGGAACAAGTGCTGGTGGCAATCAAGCATTAGCAAATCAACTAGCCGGTAATAGCGGCATAACAGATGATCAGATAAATAAATTAGCAAACGCAATGGCAGTAGCCATGAAAGGGGTTACTATTACAACAGACCCATTATACCAAGCAAACAGTGTTAACGGAGATAGATTCGCATGAGTAACATTTTAGACATAACAAATCCAACTGCTCCATCTGCAGTATATACTACGGCTACATCATTATATAATATCGTTCCTGGCCAGGCACCATCTTCAGTACAAAAGTTAAACACACTAGGGTTGGTGTCTACGTCGAATTTAAAGTATATAACAAATACAGTCACCCCCGGATTTTCATATCAATATGCATTCGGTACAGTTCGTAACAACACAAATGTTACTATGGATAATATCGGAGGATTATTATTTCAACGAACAACTGGATTGGCATCAACCGCGATTGCATCGCAATTAGGTGTACCACAAGTAGCACAAATCGGACAATCATTAATACAAAGCAGTGAAAATTACAATCAAGGATTTATTTACACTTCAGTTCCTTTTACTAATTTAAACAAATTACCAGGTATACTATATCAAGATTTCCGTTCTAGAAAAGGATATTCTACAAGAACAGCTACTGCTATACGATTGGATGGTTCTGCCGCAATTGCCCGATCGATTGGTTCAGGACTTGCTAAATCATATTGGCGAGCCGGAGCATATGCAGCAGCATCCGCAGCTCCCGGGGGTGCATATTCGGTATTTAATCGGGATGCCGGCAGAAAATTTGGATATGGTTGGGGAGACCATGGAAATATATATGCATTAAGAAATGATTTCACGGCAACAAGTCACGTAGCTACTCGATGGAAGGGTAATAAATGGAGGCCAATATTAAATCCATTAGCACAAGCAACTCCATTCCGTGGAGACCGAGTTCAAGTTATTGATTATCGAAAGGAAGTTGATCTCAATAAAATATATCAATGGAAACCGACGGTGTTTGGAATGGATGTAGATAAACTAGGAATAACACAGGATTTTATAAAATTCTTTTTTACTGGACCAAAATTATCACCCGGTCAAAATAAAAATTCTGGCGATAATACAGCATTAGAAGATGATGCAATAGTATTCCGAGCAACCATTGATAGTGTATCCGATACATTTTCACCGCAGTGGACACCTGTTACTATGATAGGTCGAGCAGATCCGAATTATCATTATACTGCATATTCTAGAAATGTAAATATTAATTTTATTGTATATGCAACGGATAGAGATGAAATGAAACCCATATGGAGAAAGCTTAATGCACTAGCAGGATATACCGCTCCCGCATATAATGCAAACGATATTTCCATGGAAGGCCCATGGATTCGATTTACATTGGGAGATTTATTCTTTCAACAAGCTGCTGTTATTAGCAGTTTAACATACACATTACATGATACTAATACAACTTGGGAAATTAACATAGAAGATGATCCAGAAATGATGCAAGCTCCGAAGAAAATTTCAGTAAATATGGGATTAAACATAGTAACAAATGAATTACCTCAAAACGGCGGTAAATTTTATACATTGGCTAAAACATTTAATCCAGATGATCAAGCTAAAGATGGAAACGATAATTGGTTAAGTGATATGGAAAAGAATCCAGTGACAGCGGAACAAAAGGCCTTACTCGATCGATTAAGTAAGTTGTCGAAGATTCTTACGTAAACTCTATAATCAAGGCTACATAGAAAGAAATATAACATGGCAAATAGATACAGCAATACACCAATCAGTCGAGACGAAAACAGAAAACGTCGATATGGAACATGGATCATATCAATACCACCATACAATTCAAGTGATTTGTATATACAAGTAACCAGTGCCGATCGATTAGACATATTGGCATCTAAATTATATGGTGATCAATCATTGTGGTACATAATTGCCGCTGCAAATGGCTTAGGCAAAGGATCATTGGTAGTCTCACCAAACACAGTTTTACGAATTCCATCTACGGAACAAACAATTAGTTTTATTAATTCAATAAATACACGACGATGAGCGAAATATATTATTCACAACTAGACGAAAACTTACAACGAGAACTCGATGCACGAGCTGGTGCTGGGAAAATAAACAGAAACACCAGTGCATTGAATTTTATGTTAGGTAAAATTGCCAATGTAGAAATAACAGCATATTCATCATCTGCATATACTACTCCAATTGGGGAAAAACTTGGCGGGAGTGAAACTAGATACAACCAATTTTTACCAGGTGGGTTTTTAAAAGAACGATCAATATCAACTATAAACAATCAAATAGATTTTACGCACCCCCTATATGTTGCAAAAACGATGGGTTCATTTAATGATACATCAAAGCGAATACCTCCAATAATTACATCTGCTGATATCAATATTGGTGATCATTCTCACGGATTTTTGAATAAGGCATCAGTGAATATAACTATTCCAAATCCTGGCCGAGATTTAGAGTATTTCGAATCAACATGGATGCGCCCCGGCCGATCTGCCCGAATAAAATTTCGATATCCTGATTCTGCATTAGCTGCGGGCGAGTCATATTTAACTGACAACATATTACCAACATATAAAAAAATACAAGAGCGATATCCAAAGCTTACACAACAAGATTTTGAAGAATTCAAGCGAATTAATCAAGTAGTATTTGATGGGTTAATTGTTTCTTTTACATTAGATTACCAACAAGATGGATCTGTGCAAGTATCATTGCAACTAACTGGTACTACTAACATTTTACCTGATATGTCATTGTTAATAGATACAGATAAAACACCTAGCAATCAGATACCAACAAATAAACCAGGTGTTAGTGATGTTATAGTAAATATTAATCCAGAAGATACTACAAATGGAACGAGTGTTAACGAATCTGCGGAAAACACTGACCAACCACCAAACTATGTATTCAATCAATTAGAACAACTAGTTGATACCGCGGTTTTGGGACAATCGTTAAGCACTAGTGAAGAAATACGATCAAAAGGTAAACAACAAATACAAGATTTAGCTGAAGGGGATGAAACTATTACCGATCAATGGGCATTATATGGAAAACCATATGCAATCGGATCTGCAGAGTATTCTAGATATGTAACATTAGGATATTTGGTACGGTTTATAGATGAAAATGTTCTATCTAAATTAGATACTGTGGCTACTATTATATGCGATTCTTCTATAACAACTGGTGTATATTATGAAAAATTGGTATCAGCTAATCCATCTCGAACATTGCTAATGAAGTATCCTAGAACGTTTTATGGGTCGGAGTTTGAAATAGAAGGCACAGTTGTACGAAATGTAGGAATTTATTATTATGATACTATACGAGAACAAGCAGTAAGTTTTCTAGATACTGCTAATCGAGTATCATATCCAACAAAAATATTTATTAATCTAGAAACAATTGAAGAAATAACAGATTCGCTATTAAAAAATAACAATAATAAGTTTAATGTTAATAACTTTTTTCAAGCAATAAGTAGTATAATAAAATCAGATACTGGGGATGCTGTTAATTTAAAATTAATAACACCACCAGATGGATCACAGGCATTGTTGTTTTATGATGCAAACAAAGTTTTAAACGAAAAAACTGCAGCTGATGTTAAACCATATTCAATACCAATGTTTGCTAATGATCCTCGAGGAACTATAGTTCGAGATTTTAAATTTTCAACAAAATTACCGGATTCGGTAAAAACTCTTTCATATGTACTAAATCAAGCCCCAGATAAAATTTCAGAACAAGATATAGCACCATATATGAATTTCATGTATTTATCAAATTCAATTACTCGAACAACTGATGACTTAGGAAACATTACTAATACTATCAATCCTGATGCAGAAAATATTGCACAAACATTGGCTAATAAATATGAAGATACATATATTAAATATCAAAACCAATTACAAGATGCAAAAGTAGATTTTTCTAAAAATCCAACGAGTACCGATAAAAAAGCAGCATTGAGAAATGCATTGCGAAAATATATACAGTATCCAACGGATAAAATACAACAATCAAATAAACTTGCCGCGCCAATATTTCCGTTTGATGTTTCGTTTACGATAGATGGCATTAACGGATTCCGGTATGGGGACGTGTTGCAGTTTGAAGGACTACCAATCCGATATCGAATAAACACAGTTTTTAGCGTAATCAATGTTACTCATACTATAGGATCGAATGGCATATGGACTACTAATGTTAGATGTATTATGCGTCCTAAAATAGGTAAACAATAATGTCTAGACAAAAATTATATTATACTGCAGCAGAAATAGAAACTGGGTTATATACCAACGGCGGCGAACTTCAATATGACACTGGCGTTGAATTTAGAGGACAATATCATAGATACACTACTGGCGAATATTATAGTGGTGCAAATTGGAATAAAAAAACTTCCAAGAAACTAGTACCTATACCTCCCCAAATAGATCCGGAAGTAATATTATATAATAAGTTGAATCCTGGCTTAAAAACTAAATATAAATTAGTACGACCGATACCAGTTACAATTACAGATGATAATATAAAAGCTGGATATGTTAGAAGATTTTTATTTTGCAAAATAAATGACAATCAAATAATAGAAGTTGATCGAACACAATATGATCAATGGCAAGCTGGAGATATTGATAATAATATTTATAGTGCAATTACAATTAAATGGTATATTACCGGACCATTAGAGTCTAAAACCATTGATGGTGTGTTGCAAGAAGGCGTCATTGATAAAAACAATAGAGTTCGATTATTACTACAAGCCGATTATCCGGCAGTAGCAGATTATTTATACAACCCAACCCAATATTATGTAGATACCCTCATTAAAGTGGCAGTAGATATTAACGGGTTGGATTCTTGATTAAAATTTATTATTATACTTATGTATGATAATTGATATTATTGAAGAACTGGATTCGTTATTTCAATACATGCAGCAAAAGAAATGTTTAGTAGTCCCAATATTAACAGATCATCAGCTACATGTATCAGTAAATAAATTATGCTGTATATACGTTTATACCGAAGATGGTGTAGAACGACTCGTTCCTATCAATCATACTGAACAAATAAGGGGCTTTTCATCACACGTACAACAGTTTCTAGATCTAGACGATATATTTATCCATGATAAAAAGATATGGTTACAATTGGGCGGTAATGAAAATACATATGATGTGAAATCATTATGGTATTTTACCTATCACGAAGCATATGATGAATCTCATTATTGGCAATCTGCACACACGTTTTATCACCGCAGGCATAAACGGTTACAACATGTAAATACAATTATTCCGATAATGCAACATTTGGCAATGTGTCAAAAAATCAGGCAATATGCTTGGCCAATGATTGAAAATGTGAAGTTAACTAAATCATATAAAACATTTAATTCGCTATATCCAAAAACTTTTGCGGCTATTGAAAAAAATGGACTACAAGTAAATTCAAAATTTCCAGATGAGTTATTAATAACAGATAAACGAGTTTATACAAATTATCATTATCATACAAGTACGGGACGTCCTAGTAACGCATTTAGAGGATTTAATTTTGCCGCTATAAATAAAACAGATGGAACGAGGGATGCATTCTGTAGCAGATTTAGTGACGGCGCATTAGTAGAAATGGATTTTGACGCGTATCACGTACGGTTAATAGCACTACTAATCGGATATACATTTCCAGATGTTAGTATACATACATACTTTGGGAAGTTTTATTTTGGTAAATCTGAGTTATCTGATGAAGAATACGAGCAGAGTAAACAAATTACATTTCGTCTATTATATGGATATATCGATGATGAGTTTTTAACAATACCATTTTTTAAACAAGTAAATGACTTTATTAGTAATTTATGGAATACTTGGAAATCTAAAGGATTTATTACAACGCAATTAGACAAACGAGTAATATCAAAAGAACAATTTCCGGAGATGACTAAGTATAAATTATTTAACTACTTTTTACAGTCACTAGAAACAGAAGTTGGCGTACGGAAGTTAGCAGAATTAAATAATATAATGCAAGATTATAATTCATGTATTATTTTATATACATATGATTCGGTTTTATTTGATATAACATTATCTGAAGCTAAAGAGTTAATACCGAAAATACGGGAAGTTTTAACAAAGGGCAATTTGCCGGTAAAATGTAAGATAGGAGATATTTATAGTAAAATGAATGACATTGTGTTATGACAACTATCAACTCTATACTTACTGAATGGACATATCGATTAGAATCTGGTTATCCTAAGAATGAACAAGATTATGAAGTTTTACGGGATGTTCTTTTAGAAATGACAGATTTGTCCGATATGGGAATCAATCAAATTGTCCAAGCTGCTAAAGGATTACCAACAACTATTGTAACGGAGGAGATTGATATCGACTCAATTGATAATCAGGTATTATTAGATCGAATTGAAGAAGTTGGTAAAACTGCAGAATTTAAAACATTTTTAAAGTTACTACCAACCGAAGCGAATAATCTAACAATTAAATACTTAAATAATATATCCGAAGAATTTGCTAATCAATTTGCATCTTTATTATATTCGCAACAAAAAATATCAGAAGAGTCATTAAATAAAATAAATTATAAATCTGGTATTAATTTCGAATTATTTAATTTAGATGATAAAGGATTAGGAAAGGGAGAAATATTATTAGCATCGTTATTTCGGGGGGCACAAATACAGGGAGGTACAACATCATATGATTTAGTACTTGCTGGACAACAATATGAAATAAAAGATTATACAAAAAGAGCAAATGCATCAATTCGTTTAGGTACAAAAGGTAGCGTTACTAGATTTAAATTTTGGGATGAAATAACTAGTACACTTAAACGTATATCACAGTTACAGGGAATTGATTCTCCAAAATTTGACTTTAATGAATATTTCGAACAGCCGTTTTTAGATTCTATTAATTATTTAAATGACCGACGTTCATTTATATTAGCAGGAAATTTAAATTTAACAGATAAACGATACTTAGAACAATTTTATTTACATGCAAATAAATTAAATTCTGATATCGAAGGATATACCAATGTTATTTTAAGAGGGCCAAATGCAACTCCAATTGAAATGTCTATTGAGCCAGTGAAAACACCGGGAGAAAAAATAGTATTAACGCCTATTCTAGATAATAGTCAAAACATAACATATATTAATACTGAATTACGAAGAATTCGGTATGTTAGAAATCCTGAATTATTAGATAGCGATTTACAAGTTGCGGTTGATGAAATAGTTGGTAATGATTTATTGTTTATAGTATTTAGAAATAATCGTGTAAATGTTACTAATGACTTTCGGTATTACGTAGTAGACGCCGGCCGAGTTCGTATAGTAGAAAAAAGTATTCTGCCTGAACAAATTGAAGACGATTCTGAAACAGAATTAATTGAGGACTAATTAGTGAAAACTCAACTACTTTGCACATTTGCACATAAATTAGATTTAAATATAGTTACAGATTATATACAAATAAATTATATAATACCAGAAAAGCGTATATTCATATTTTATAATGAAGATGATCCGGATATGCTATATTGCACCTATAATATATCAGAAACTATAAACCGCACAAAAAATACTATTAGTATACACCGAAAAAAAGAAACAAATACATTATATACAGTAAACGCATTAAACCAGGTAATCCGTACGGTGAATAATGGAGTTTTAGATAAAACATTTAATTTAGACTGGATGAATTACCAGAATTCTTTTATATTATCAGATAACAACGTAGGTTACCATATAGTTGACTTAGGATTCTTTAAAAAAATTTCGTGGAATTGATATATTTATATTTAAAATAACCTATAGGGAGATTAATTTCTCCCCATTAATATAATAATAAAGAAATAATTATGAAAATTAAAAAAAACGGTAAAGTGATTAATCTGACGGAATCTGATTTAAAAAGAATTGTGAAAGCTTTCACATTGAAAGAACAAGAGAAAGAATCTTTAAAGATGCAAGGCGTTGAATCATCAGATGACCCATATTGGGAGAGCATTATTGATTTAGAGTTCAGAGTTAAAGAAATTGAAAAGAAATTAAACATTCAATATTGAAATAGAAAAAATAATATTTTTTAATATAAAAGAATAATTATGAAAAATATTTTAAAAGAAAACATGCGTAGATTTCGTACTAAGAATCTGCCTGCAGATGTAGTTAGTTTACAAGAAAATATTTCAACAGATATTTTAAATACTATTAAAAAAGCACCGTCATTGAAAAAGTTGGGAATGATTGATGCTACAGCAGATACTGAAATAGCATATGGTAGTACTAAAGCTCCATTAACAATTTTTATTGACCCGGCTAAAACAGAAATTGATGATGTCTATTTTGATATACGAGATGCTTTGAGCAATATAATACCAGGTACTCGATTCAATGTAATGACAGGACCTACAGGTATTGGAGATCAAGAAACTGGAGCAATTCACTATGCACCAGATATCGAATCAAGTTCATCTCCTAATCAAAATCAAAAGAAATATAATAATAAAGGATTAGCTCAAAAAGCATATGACCAACTATATGATCTAACTAGCGAATTTGGCGGAGATTATCCACTAAATTATTTAGACGACAATTTACCGCAAGAATTGAATCATACAGCAGACAAATTTTTTGATGATAATGATTATTTAACACCTGAAGAAGATAAGAAACTAGCTAAACAATTCTTGGTAATAGTTAAAGAATTAAAAGATGAACTTAAATATGGATAATATGAAACACGTATCAGGAATACTAGCAGAAAATATGAGGAGATTCGCAACCAAGAATCTACCTGAACAAACTCAACCACCACTCGACAAAGTAATTGACATTAAAGGATCCTTGCCTTATGTTAATGTTATATACAATCACAAAGGCCAAACAGTTAACATTGATTTTGATGACTATGAGTTAGAGGATCAGGTAGACAATTATACTTGGCATGGTGATTTAATGGGTACAGATCAAAATGGCGGTAAATGGACAGTTCAGGCAGAAGCTGTTGTTATGGGCGGCGGAGATTATGAATGGGATGTAGATTGGGATACTATAGAAAATAAAGTATAATACAATAAAAAACTTAAACAATTACTTGGACTTAACGATTTAATTATCTATTATATATAATAAAGGAAAAACTGATAAAGTTAAAGGGACTTTTAGAACAAAATAATATAAAGACCAGTACATTATCAGATGACGATATATTAGATATTATATTATCTTATACCGATGATCCTGATCTAGCCGAAGATCAATTAATGGCATACCGAGAAACCGGCAAATTTACAGATCCAGAAATTGAATCGAATGTATTGCGAGATCCTAGATGGACTTGAGAATAAACTTACAATTAAAAAATTAAATAATTAAAAAAAATTAACAACTTACTTGGAATTAACGAATTAATTATCTACAATATAATTAATAAATAAAATAAATTAATAACTTAAAGGAAAAAATCATGGCATTAGATTTAAGCGCGATTAAAAACAAACTTAACCAATTGAACAACACTGACAACAAAAAACAAATGTTGTTCAAACCCGAGCCAGGGAAAACAAGAGTACGTATAGTTCCATATGTGTACCGAAAAGAAAATCCATTTTTAGAATTGTATTTTAACTACGAAGTAGCAAAAAGAAGTTTGCTATCTCCAGTTACAAACGGCAATCCAGATCCAATTGCAGAATTTGCAGAGAAATTAAAAAATACTGGAGATAAAGACGATTGGTTGCAAGGAAGAAAAATTGAACCTAAAATGAGAACGTTTGTTCCAGTTATCGTTCGAGGTAAAGAATCGGAAGGTGTTAAATTTTGGGGGTTTGGTAAAACTATCTATTCAGAACTATTATCAATTATTTCGGATCCTGATTATGGTGATATCACCGATTTAACATCGGGTCGCGATATTGATATTGAATTTATTAAGCCGACTATGCAAGGCGAATATCCAAAAACATCAATTCGTGTTAAACCAAATGTAACGCCGGCAACTGAAGATAAAGCAATTGCTGAAAAAATCATGAATCAGCCAAAAATTGAAGATATCTATCCTGAGCCGTCTTATGACGAATTAAAGGAGTTATTGCAAACCTGGCTGAACCCAGAGAATGCAGATGCAGATGCACCCGAAAGTGTAGCAGCACCAACAGCTGATACTAATTCCACTGATGAGCCAAATGCACCATCTGATGAAGTGAAAACAAATGTTGCTGATGCATTTGACAAACTATTTAATGACTAAAATAAAGTAAGGTTATAGTATGGCTAAGAAAAAGTCAAAATCTAAATCTGAACTAACGGATGCATTAGCTGGAGAATTAGCAGAAAATATTAATAAGCAATTCAAAGGTCAAAATTATAAAACTGCATTTTTTTTAGAAGGCGATGACGATGCTCCAACCAATGTACACGAATGGGTATCAACGGGATCTTCAATATTAGATTTAGCAATATCAAACCGACCAAATGGGGGCTTTCCAGTTGGGCGTATTACGGAAGTAACTGGATTAGAAGCTTCTGGTAAGTCTTTATTAGCAGCACATTCATTAGCAGAAACGCAGAAAAAGGGTGGTTTGGCTGTTTATATAGATACTGAGGCAGCAACATCGCCTGAGTTTTTACAAGCAATTGGCGTAGATCTAAAAAGTATGCTTTATGTTCCATTAGAAACGATTGAGGAGATATTTGAAACTATTGAAACGATTGTAGAAAATGTACGAAAATCAGATAAGGATCGGTTAGTTACAATAATTGTAGATTCAGTAATGGGTGCGTCGACTAAAATAGAAATGGATGCTGAATATGACAAAGATGGTTATGCAACATCGAAGTCCATTATATTGTCGAAGGCAATGCGGAAAGTTACAAATTGGATAGCCCGAGAACGTATATGTTTAGTCTTTACTAATCAACTGCGAACAAAATTAGGTGTATCATTTGGTGATCCGTGGACAACGTCTGGGGGTAAAGCATTGCCATTTCACTCATCGGTTCGATTGCGTTTAAAGTCTGTCGGTCAGATAAAAGCAAAAGTAAATGGGAAGGATGTACCGGTTGGAATTAAAACTAGATGCTTAGTTATTAAGAATCGAATGGGACCTCCCCTTAGATCGGTTGATTATGATATCTATTTTGATAGTGGTATTGATAATTACGGAGGCTGGTTAACTACAATGAAAGATTTCAAAATAGTTACTCAAGGCGGCGCTTGGTATACATATCAAGATATTGATCTAGACACCGGGGAAGTATTATCCGAAGTTAAATTCCTTTCAAAGGATTTTGCTGAAAAAGTGATTAATAACAAGGAAATGCGAGATAGGTTATATATGCGTATTTGTAATGAATATATATTTAAGTATCGAGCAAATGTTGATGGTGGTATTGACGATGTTTCTGTCGACGATGAGGTCATCAACGAGGAAGGTTAATTTTTCATATCTCAAATAAAAAATGTCTCTATGCAATTATGTATAGGGGCATTTTTACTGTATCATAATTTGGTATTATGATAAATAATATATAATATAAATTATATGAACAAATATCAGAAACTATTTCAAGAATTAAGCAAAGAAAAAGAAAATGCTCAGTCGGATGTTAATGATAATATTTTAATATTTGATGGTTTGAATACATTTATACGAGCATTCGGTGCAACTCCGTCTACTAATGAGGATGGTGATCACATCGGCGGAATGACTGGATTTTTATTTTCTATTGGCAAAGCAGTTCGAGATTTTAAGCCGTCTAGGTGTATTATTGTCTTTGACGGAGTTGGAGGATCTAGACGCAGAAAAAAGATTGATCCTAATTATAAAGCAAACAGGGCAAATAAAACAAGGTTGCGTAGGCACGATCATCAACGATTCCCAACAATTGAAGAAGAGCAAGAAGCCATGCGACACCAATTTAGTAGGCTAATTTCATACTTAGATTGTTTACCAGTTACATTTTTATCAATTGATGGTATTGAAGCTGATGACACCATTACGTATATTTCGGAAATGTATAAAGATATAAGTAAATGTATCACAATTGTGAGTACAGATCGAGACTTTTATCAATTAGTAGACGATACGGTACGAATATGGAGCCCAATTAAAAAACGTATGTATACTACAGACACTATTATGGAGGAATTTAATGTACATCCAAATAACTATGTAGTATATAGATCGTTTACTGGAGATAAATCTGATAATATCGATGGGGTTAGTGGAATTGGTCCTAAAACTATAAGTAAATTATTACCAGAACTAGCAAAACCAGACGTATTTACAGTTGATGATGTTATAGAAAAATCAAAGAGTTTAATAACAGAATCAAATAAATATAAAAAGATTGTTAGTCATGATGAGACATTACATAAAAATTTCAAGTTAATGGATCTCAAACAACTAGATATTTCAGCTCACCACAAATCCAATATACGAAATATCGTACAAGCCCCAATTCCTATATTAGATAAAAATGAATTTCGTAGATTATTTATGGAAGATAAGATGTGGTCGACAATGAAAGATTTACCAAAATGGATGAATACAACATGGCTACCATTAAATGCATTTGCACTAGAAACACATAATGTGGATAATTAAATATGACATCAAACGATAAGTTAACAGAATATGGCTGGAGCTTTCAAGTTAAAGCAATTGCGGCAATGTTTACGGATAGAGGATTCTTACAACAGATAGCTGATATTATACAACCAGAATATTTTGAATCAGATGCTAATATATGGTTATTAGAAATAATATTAGATCATTTTAGGGAATATAAATCACCTCCAACAAAGGATGTTATAAAGGTTAAAATAACTGATATAACGGATGAAGTATTAAAAGTTGCTATATTAGAACAACTTAAAGAAATTTTCCGTTATATGGAATCAGATGATCTAACCTTTGTTAAAGATGAGATTTTAACATTCTGTAAAAACCAAGAGATCAAAAAGGCTATCACTGAATCAGTCCAATTATTGTCAGTTGGTAACTTTGATGCAATTAAGTCAACAATTGATACTGCGATGAAAGCCGGCGCAGATACTGACGTTGGATTAGACTATAAAAAAGATGTCATTAATCGATATACAGAATCTGCTAGGGATACTATTTCTACGGGCTGGGATGTAATTGATGATTTAATGGACGGTGGATTAGCTAAAGGCGAGCTAGGCGTAGTAATGGCACCAGCTGGTATTGGTAAATCGTGGTTATTGATTAATATTGGTAAAAATGCTTTAAAAAATGGAAAAACTGTAATACATTATACATTAGAATTAAATCAAGATTATGTAGGGCAGAGATATGATTCTGTATTAACAGGCATTGGAGCTCAAGATTTAAAACACCACATTGATGATATCGAACAGACTATAAATAATACATCGGGTGACTTAATTATAAAATACTTTCCGACGAAGTCAGTTGGGGTTATGGGATTAAAAGCACATTTAGAAAAAACGATAATGCTTGGCACTAAGCCGGATCTAGTTATTGTGGATTATGGAGATCTTTTAAAAATAAATAGTAAAAAAGATAAACACGAGGCACTAGAAGAGTTATATGAAGACTTACGTGGTATGGCTGGCGAATATGATATTCCCGTTTGGACGGCATCACAGGCCGGCAGATCTGCACTAGAAGAAGATATTATTGAAGCAGATAAAATTGCGTCTTCTTATGGTAAAGTAATGGTAGCTGATTTTTTAATGTCTCTTTCTAGAAAGGTAGAAGATAAATTGTCTGGTACTGGTAGAGGACATGTTATAAAAAATAGATTTGGGCCGGATGGTATTACATTGCCTAGTAAAATTAATACAAATAACGGACAATTTCAGTTTTTTGAACCGCAGACTACGCAAGGTAAGCAAACAACACAAACAATGAAAACAGGTGAAACATTAGTTAAGAAAAATTTAGCACAAAAGTTTAAAGATCTCGGTGGAACATTGGGATAGACTTATATTTATTAATAAATCAAAGGTCGGGTAAACGCTCGACCATTTTTTATCTATATACATTTTTAAAAAGGTTAAAACATTAATGGAAATTTCAAACAAAATTTTATCAGACATTACAGTTTTCATGAAATATGCAAAATATTTGCCAAATGAAAACCGAAGAGAAACATGGGAAGAATTAGTTACCCGCAATCTTAATATGCATATCAAAAAATATCCTGACTTACGGGAAGAGATTGAAAATGCATACCAATTTGTATACGACAAAAAAGTTTTACCGTCAATGCGGTCTTTACAATTTGGAGGCAAACCAATTGAAATTTCACCAAATCGTGTTTATAATTGTGCTTATTTGCCAATTAACGATTTACGAGCATTTAGTGAAACAATGTTTTTGCTTTTAGGTGGAACAGGGGTTGGATATTCTGTACAAAAGCATCACGTAGATGAATTACCAGAAATACGAAAACCAAATAATAGCAGAACACGTCGTTTTGTTATAGCAGATTCGATTGAAGGATGGGCTGATGCAGTGAAGGCACTGATGAAAACTTATTTTCAAGGATCGTCTAAACTAAGATTTGATTATTCAGATATACGACCAAAAGGAGCAAGACTTGTAACATCGGGCGGTAAAGCTCCAGGGCCTCAACCTTTAAAAGAATGTTTAGTAAAAATTGAAGGAATTTTATCTGAAAAAGAAAATGGAACTAAATTATCTACATTAGAAGTGCATGATATAGTATGCCATATTGCAGACGCAGTATTAGCGGGTGGTATTCGTAGAGCGGCTCTAATTTCACTATTCTCAGCAGATGACGATGATATGATAGCATGTAAATCAGGTGCATGGTGGGAAGAAAATCCACAAAGAGGCCGAGCTAACAATTCCGCAGTTTTAATGCGGCATAAAATAAGTAAAGACTTTTTTATGGATCTGTGGAAACGTGTTGAATTATCTGGCGCAGGCGAACCTGGTATTTACTTTTCAAACGATAAAGATTGGGGAACTAATCCTTGTTGTGAGATTGCATTACGACCATTTCAGTTTTGTAATTTATGTGAAGTCAATGCATCAGATATCGAATCGCAGGAAGATTATGAAGCCCGAGTACGAGCAGCTGCATTTATTGGTACCTTGCAAGCATCATATACCGATTTTCATTATTTAAGACCAGTCTGGCAACGAACTACTGAGAAAGATGCATTAATTGGTGTATCGATGACAGGTATTGGATCAGGCACAGTTCTTAACTATGATATGAAATCTGCTGCTAAAATAGTTAAAGAAGAAAACGAACGTGTTGCAAACATATTAGGAATTAATAAATCTGCAAGATGCACGACAGTTAAACCAGCTGGTACTACATCACTAACATTGGGAACTGCTTCGGGAATCCATGCATGGCATAATGATTATTATATAAGAAGAATAAGAGTAGGCAAAAATGAATCAATTTATTCATATTTACAAGAAAATCATCCAGAACTTATCGAAGATGAATATTTTAGTCCGCATACCACTGCAGTAATATCAATTCCGCAGCGAGCTCCAAAGGATGCTATTTTAAGAACCGAATCACCGTTCCAACTACTAGAACGAGTAAAACGAGTTGCGACAGAATGGATTAAACCAGGACATCGAACTGGTAATAATACTCATAATGTTTCAGCTACAATATCATTGCGAGAACATGAATGGGATTCCGCAGGCACGTGGATGTGGGAAAATCGACAATATTATAATGGATTATCAGTACTCCCATTTTCAGATCACACTTATAAACAAGCACCATTTGAAGATTGTACCCAAGAAGAGTATGAGCGATTATTTAAAAGTTTAACATCAATTGATTTAACTCAAGTTATTGAATTAGATGATGATACTGATTTATCCGGTGAGTTAGCGTGTGCTGGCGGCGCATGCGAAATTGTATAGTATAATTTGGATATCATGTTAATATTTAATATAATATATATCATAAATCAATATAAATAAAAAGAAAAACAATTATGAGTAAACAAGAATTATTTGATGAGATGTCAAATTTGTGGAATGAGTTTGAATCACATCACAATGGTACAACAAAAAAATCGCAACAAGAAGCAAGAAAAGCAATTGGGGCTTTAAAAAAATTAGTTACTGATTACAGAAAAGCATCTGTAGCGGAAAGCAAGTAACATGATTATCAATCTATCGAAAGATTGGATTTATCAACAGTATGTGAAGGAGTTTGGAAACAAGCTCCTTCCTACTGACTTTTATTATAATGAACTTGGTTATAAAGTAATGACCGAATCATATCACCGAAGAAGAGGATCTTGTTGTGGAAATGGGTGTCTGCATTGTCCATATGAACCCAAACATAAAAAAGGCAATACCAACCTGGGTGATATTTATTAATATGATACGATTAATAGATTTACTGAGAGAAGCTAAACAAGTAGGTATACTATATCACTACACTATATATGAAAATGCTGTCGACATACTTAAAGACTCTAACTTAAAAAGTGGTATGTCAGATGATAATTTATCAAGTGTTTCATTTACAAGAGATAAAAACTTTCATAAACAACATAGAACTTTAAGCAAGTTTATGGAACCTCAATGCCGTTTTACATTTGACGGAGATAAATTGAGTAATAAGTATAAGATTTCTCCATATGTGCAGGGAGCAGTAGGCGATGTTGACCCATTTGCTAAATCAAAGAAAGGATTTGAAGCAGAGGAACGAATAACTTCAGATAAGCCTTTTACAATACCATTAAACAATTACTTAATAAGTTTTGATATGGTAGTAGATTACAAAGATCAGTCCGAATGGTGGTTTCGTTATGAAAATCAAGTAGATGCAATTAAGCTTTGTATTGAGAAAAAAGTTCCAATTAATATGGTTGATAAAAATGGCAGTCCGATACCGTATGAAGAAAAACAATCTATTATACAAAAAATACTTAATTGGTTTAAAAAAGATATATCAACCACAAAATTCGATTGGACCGGTATAGATACTCCAGGCGATCCAACCATGTAAAAGTTAACTTTGAAATTACAATAAAATATCTTATAATAAAGGATATTTATTAATATGATACGATTAAAACCATTACTCGAAAATAATTATTATCCGAGCCTAGTATATCATTTCACAACGGCTCCTGGCCTAGTAGGCATCATAAATTCTAATAAATTAAAATCTGCAATGGGTAAATACATATCTTTTACAGACGATGAAAATTTATGGGCCTTTCAAGAATTTGAATCCGGCGATGAAATTGGAGTTAGATTAGAATTTGGTAGTGATGATTTACCTCCATTATCGCCCTATATATATCAAGGTGCACCAGGCGAAACATTTGAACATGAACAAGAATGGGTTTCAGAGGCCGGAGATATAATGAATATCGAAGATATTATAGTGGATATTACGGCACTAGAGTTTACAAAACCATATTTACAAGAAAATTTACCAGGACATATATTTTCGTGGATTAAGTTTATATAAAACTTTGAAA